GTCCTCAGTCGGAATCTCAGCAGTTGCCCAACGCCCTGCTGTCTGCGATCCTTCTAGTGTTTGAAACCCGTGTACTGTAATTGATAATGACATTCTTATTTCTCCTAGTAATATTTATTATCTTACACGCACACGACCTGGATCTCTTGGCGATACAATTTGTGCTGCCCTTGTCAATCCGTTTGGTTTGTAGTCTTGTAATTTAATTTTTGCTACCCAATCTGTTGCACCTTTGTGCTGTTGAGTATTTAATGTAGCAGCAAATACATCTGCTTTTTGTTGTGCAAGTTTTTGCTCTGTGGTGTGCTGGTATGGCGCTAGTAAACTGTTCTCATCAAATATACGTTTAGTAGTATTAATGGAAGGCGAGTATGCTAGTATTGCATATATTTGTGTTGGGGTTTTCATCAGTTACTCCTTAGTGATGTTATTATTGATGTAGAATTTGTTGTTAATGTTTGTCGGCCATACTTACTGTACAGCATTCTGTTTGGACTACCTAGTAGTGCTTGTGAATTATCATAGTCTGTAGTATCTGATAAGCATGTTGGATACTCAAATCTAGCAGTTCTAGCCGCCGGAAGTAATGTACCTTGTATCCATGTATCAATAGTTGCGTCACCTGACGTACCATTTACTCTATATGCTTCAAGATTTTGTGCGTCAGATACACTAATGTTTGATATTGGTCCGCCAGTTAGATTTACATCACAATATAAATATCCTAGGTCATCTGTTTGGCTTAAGAATCCATATAAGTCACCGTCGAAAGTAGACACTGATATTTCTAAAATGCCAGCTACAAGTGCTACTAAATCAACATCACCTGCTATATCATAACATGTAGGTTTAGACTCATTTGTTATTCTACTTAACATCTGTGCAGGTGTTGCATTTGGAAATACTTGTAGGTGCTGTGCTACAACTCCGCATACTTGAGGACTAGCCATCGAAGTACCCGAGATACTCATTATCTCATATGCATCATTTTCTGGATACGTTACACTTGCACTATTGTACACTGTGGACCGTTGTGTTGATGTTGCAGCCATTATGTTAGTGCCTGGCGCCCATATGTTTACAGCTGGTCCTCTTTTGCTGCTTGCAGCTAATCCGTCTCTAAAAATATTAGTGCCTGATAAATCTGTTTCTGAAACTACCGCAGTACTAATATTACCTACACAAAATGCTCTAGGGTCATATGGTGAACTAGGCCGATGATACGTGTCAGTGGTGAACCCAAATGATACAGTGTTGTTATAATCATCACCAGTAGAGACATCTGCTTTGTAATAATCATTGCCGCCTGCTATACATACATGTATACCGTCGTCGATCATATCTTCTACTTCTGCATCTATACTTACTACTTGCACTGGCAAACGTCTAGAGCCTTGGCCATTAGCAGGAAAAACACCAGTACCCGCCCATAGTGCATTGTCATCAATATAGTTTACTCCCCAAGACCAAGCAGTGCCTTTGTGTACACCATTGGTAGGATTGCCTGAACGGTTGCCTCCGTATCCCCAACTCATATTAACTACTGTTGGTCTGTTATCAGTCTTAGCGTTGTGCCAGTTTCGAATAACATCAAAACAATCAGTAGTCGAGATACCAGTACCGTCGCTTCCTGACAATGTTTCTAACCCAGAAACTTTTACAGCGTATATGTGTGCGCCTTTAGCCCATCCGTGTGTTTTGCCTGCAGCAGTTCCTGCAACATGTGTGCCATGACCATCTGCATCTCTATAATGATCTGCGTCTTGTGATCCTATAACACCACTTGCTGTATACCAATCAATTTGTTCTAATCTAGTAGTGCCCGAAGGTAATGATAATTCAATAGTACCACTATTGGTTATTGTAGTAAGATCTAAATCTTCTGATTCAATTACTATTCTGCCGTTCGAGGTTAATATCATAAAGCCACCTGCAATAGGCTCACTGCCATCCCCTGGCATAAATCCATTAAAGTTTTTTAGTAACTCTGTTGTAGTACCTGTATTACTATCAGTAATTTTTATAACAAACATTTTATTAAGATACTTTGTGTAATTAGTACCACGAAATAAATCTGCATTAAGAGAATAATCATTAGTAGATGTAGTAAACCTATCTGATGATGCCAACTGTAGATCAACCCAGCCAAAGTTTACGTTTGATGTTACAGTATCAATTAATTCAGAACGGATGCTTTCCCATTCAGGATGATTAGGCTCGATGCCACTATCTTGTATTACAACATCAACACCAGCGCCGTCTATAGCGTATTCATATACTCTGTCAGATGCTTCGGCGTTTGCTGATTGCCATTCGTTAACTGCTTTAGTAACTCGCCTTAATCCCCAGTTAGTATCTGTATTATCATTGAACCCTCGATAAAAAACTCCAGGTTGCGATGCATGTGATACTAATGAAATGTCGTCACGCTGTTCAGGCGGAATCTCTATAGCACGTACCCTAGGGTCGCTACGTAGTGCTTCCGCTTCTTCGTCTGTAAGCATAAAGTGCGTTTGTATTTTTGACCCGAGTCTAGGGTTAGCAACATCTACACTACGATTGGGTATAGGGCCTGATCCACTACTAGCAGTAATCTCTGCTTCAAGTGCGGGTAAGTCTTCTCTAGTGTTTGCTATTACAGTATATTCTTTTTCCATTAGCTAGGTCCTATAAATCCAATTAATGCGTTTGTGCCAACGTTAGCAGGTGTATACGTAGGAATACCCGATGTGTTAGGATTTACGCCATCATCTGATGTAAGAGCAACCCTAAAACAAGAAATACCGCCTACAAAAGGCTTGCTGTCGCCGTTTGAAAATAACATTTCATTGCCCCAAGTTCCTACAACATTGCCTATGTTTATTCCTTGGTGTGTTCCGGTAACGTATGTGGTATTAGAGCTATTCAATCTCCAAGTAGCTGCTGTATAATCATATAACCAAGCAGTATAACCGCCGCTAACGTTATATACAGCTTTAAAATAATGCCAGCCTCCTGGGGTTATTGATACATTAAAATTACTGCTACTCCAGTTGCCGCCACCTGTTCCATCTCTACGGCCAACTTGTGCTATAGTGTTTCCGCCGCTGTTTTGTCCTACAACTAGTACAACTGCACGATGGTTTGCTTGAGCAGTTGAAGATATGGCACCAAAAGAATAAACTAGATGTCTATGTTCAGCTGATGAAAAACACACTGGGTCTGGATTAAACCAAATTTCAACTTGATAGGGTGTATCTCTAACAGCAGATATTTCCATACCCGGGTTGTTGCTGCCGAACAAAAGATAATCGGTATTTAAACCAGCTCCGTCACTTGGTACTGCACGTACACCGTCAATGTAAAATTGATTTGGTCGATCTAACTGATCTCTATAGTTGTAACTGTCTCTTGTTGCTGTGGCTAATCTAGGCATTATGAATAACTCGTTGCACTTCCTAATACTGTCCAGGCAGAAGATCTTCTTAATAGTGTAAACGTAAAGACATCTGTTCCGCTGTTTGTACCGCTAGGGGCAGAACCGTCTGCCCATAATATTGTTTGTACCGCACCTGCTATTTGAATAGCATTAATAATAAATGCCGTAGCACTCTGGTCAATTACTACTGAGAACGAATGTGAAACATCATTTGTAGTTGGTACGTTTGTAAAGTTAACTGTGATATTAGCAGTTGCACCTGTAATATATTCTATAGGCGATATACTAGTATCAAATGTTCTGGTACCTGAAACTGCTGTTCCGTCATTAGACATAAGTTCAGATATTCTACTAACACTTTCTATAATAACACCGTCCGGTGCTGTTAGTGTAATTGTACTTGCACTCGTTATTACAGGTGTTCCTGGAGTTGCTAGTGAAAATGTATCTGCACTTATATCGCCTACTACAGTTGCGCCGCTTGCTCCAACGGAAAGAATAGTTGTAGAACTTACTACAGAATTAATTTCATTTTCACTAGTTAATACTATGTTAGAAAGAGACGCTGTATTTGTAATTGCTAAATTGCCTGTGTCACCTGTAAGATCTATGTTGCCGCCTATAGCATTTGCCGAAACTGTTTGTCCTGAAAGTCTAACAGTGCCTGAAGGGGCATTTATTTGAGTATCAGCAGTTGACGATGTGAATACAGCATTACTAGAAGAAGATTCAATTTGAAAAGCAAGTAAGTCTAAGTTTGCTCCTAGTTCAGGACTAGCATCATCTGCTAGTTGTGCTAGTGCGCCTGATAAATTTGCAGGTCTAAAAGTAAATTCATTTACACCATCAAACGCTAGTGTACCGCCTCCTTGGGCTGCTTCTGTTGTAATAGTTATTGTTGAAAAGTCTGCTCCGCCTGCTGGTGGAGTATATATAAAGACACCAGTTGTATTATCATAAGCAATTGCACCATCACCTGCTGGAGCTTCAGCAGCTCCTACACTTATATCTGTAAGTGCAATACCTGTACTAGGAGTAGATGAAATCCATTGCGCACCGTCGTATGCTAGTACTTCATTTAGTGCTGGGTTAGATATATTAACATCAGATAAATCATTTATTGCGTAAGTAGCAGTGTTTAAAACTTCAACTTGTCCGCTTAAATTAATACCAACATCAATTCCAGTGCCGCCAACAAACTCTATTGTTTCAGCAAGTCCTGTATCAGGCGTTAGTGTAAGATCAGCATTAACTGCACTGCCTGCTATAGTTAATGAGTATGTAGTATCTTGTGCGCCGTCAATAGTTGCATTGACCCAACTAATTCCGTTCCATTGCAAAAGTTGTCCTGTAGACAACGGGTCTGTTGTAGTATCAACATCACCAATACCGTCAATGCTACTAAGATCGGCAGGAAGGTTAAGTAAGTCGTTGTAGCTACCAGTTGTTGCTACAGTGGCAAGAGCAGGTACATTGTTAAGTTCATTGTAATCATATACTAATGTAGGTATACCAGATAAGTCTGTGTAGTTACCGCTAAATGTATTAGCAGTTACCCACGCTCGGTCTGCTAGTGTAATGTTATCAGCTTGGTTGGCTGTATATAATCTTAATGTTCCTCTATCGGCATCGAAGAAAATTTCGCCCGATGCTCCGCTTAGAGTATCTAAACTTTGTGATGATCGTTTTTGTAAACGTATACTTCTTACTGGTACTGGCATGAAAAATATTCCTTTGCTAGTATTTAGCCACTAAATAATAGAAAGGAGAATCTATGCCAGATCCAAGAATGTTTAAAAGACATTATATAATTGAATCATTTAGTCGTAAACTAAACCAAATAAGAGAACAACACTTAGCTACTGAAATGACTATGAAGAATCGTTGTCAAGATTTAACTATTGCTAGAGCTCGAGCAAAGGAGTTTGCTAATAGTTTAAATGAAGTAAAAGAGTTAGGTGTAGATGATTGGCAAGCAATGCTTCATCTACAAGAATCTGAAACTACTAAAGTTATTGTACCGGTAGATTAATTATCGCCTAGATTATTAATAAATGATCTTAACTTAGTTGAATCAGCTTCTGCTTTTATCTTTCCGACATTGCCTCCGTCTGCTGGATCACTTGATGTAGCAGTGTTTGTGCGTTTGAGACTATCAACTATTGAGCTTGCACCTTGTGATGCACTTGCATATCCACTGTCTTCATCTTCACCTAAGTCTTCAATACGTAGTGTGTCCAAGTTAAAGCCTAGATCAATCTTTTGTCCTACGCCACTTGAGTTACGTGTCTTCATCAACTGTAACTGATAGCGTCCACGTTCACGCATTGCTCTACTTGTAAAGATACCAAACACGTTATCCGCAGTCTGGATCTTACTAAGTCCACCACTAATGTGCGAGTGATCAAATTCAATTTCTTCAACAGCACCACGGTTCAACTGTGCCGCTGTAACAAACACTGTGTTCAATTCCATTGCTAGGTTACGTAGCTCTTCCGATACATACTTGTCTTTGATAAACAAGTTCTCTGCACTTACCTTTGTGCTTGCTGGCATCAATAGATCTAAGTAGTCAATCAGTAGTACGTCTACCTTCTTGCCTGTTTTAATTTCATACTCTTTAATATAGCTACGTACATCATTGGATGTCTTGCCACTAGGCATATACTTGACTTGGAATGCACCTGACTTCTTACCAATCATCTTGACTTTCATCTCAACGTCATCAATGTTCTTAAACACATCACGACTTGGAATGCCTGTTGTCATACTATCAAGTCTCATACTAACTAAGCTCTCTGCAAGCTCTAGTGTCAAGTAGATTACGTTCAAGCCTTTCTCAGCCATATTAACACCGATGTTAGCAAGGAACAAACTCTTACCTGCACCCGAACCACCTGCAAAGATATTCAGTTCGCCTCTGTTAAAGCCACCAAATAGTTTCTTGTCCATAGCTGGCCAGCCTGTGCTTACCTGTCCGTTTGTACTCTTGATGCCTTCTAGTCTTGCTCTTGGATCAGCATAGTAGTTTGTACCCAAGTCTTTCTGCAAGCCAATCTGTACAGCCTTCTTAACTAAGTCCTCACACGCACCATACTCACCGCTTTCAAGTAAGTCAGCACTCTTTAGGATCGCCGCTTCTAGTGCTTTGTGTTTACTAAACGTTTCAAACTCTGCAAGCAACCAATCATAATGATTCTCTTGTAGCTCGCCTACTTCTTTTAATTTAACATCAGTTGCCGCATTAATCATATCAAGCGTAGGCAATGCATTGTGTTCCATAACATAGTTGTTAAGAAACTCTGCCGGTGCTTTTAATCTTCTGTCAAAACTATTCGGATCAAACACAGCCTGACAGCGTACAAAGCTCTCAGCATCGCTCATCATCATTTCTAGATATACTTTCTGTATATCATACCCATAGTCTGTGTTTTGTCTAGTTGTCATCTGTAGCCTTTGTACATACTTTTACATTATACATTATAGCAAACTCTTGAGCATCTGTCAAGTCATTTACCATAGGTTTGCCTTTGATATTTAGTGATGTATTTAATAGCATAGGGCATCCTGTTTCTTCGTACCAACGTTCTAACAATCGTCGTATGCCGCTTCCATCTGCTTCAACAGTTTGTACTCTGCTTGTTCCATCCACGTGGGTGATGGCAGGATACAAGTCTGGATGGTTGCATTTGGAGGTATACTGCATAAAGTTATTGTAGCATCCTTCAAAGTTATCACCTGCATGTTCGTAGAGCACCACGGGGGCAAAGGGTCTGAATTGCTGTCTTTGCTTGATGTCATTGACTCTAGACTTGATATCGTTGCCACGGGGATCAGCAAGTAGGCTACGGTTGCCAAAAGCCCTAGGGCCAAACTCCGCCCTGCCATTCGCAACGCCCACGATTCCCGTTGTCTTGAGTTCGTTAATGATTTCTTCAACTGGATAATCTCCTTCAATGTTGTAGCCTAGGTATGCGTGATCCATAGGCATATGTTCTTTCTTGTGTGCTAGTACCGCTCCAATAGCTGACCCTGCATCACCCGGGTTAGGCATAATCCATACATCGTCAAAGTACTTGTAGGCTAAATGGTTAGCACTACAGTTTAATGCACACCCTCCCATAAGAACTAAGTTATTGCTCTTTGTATTCTTCTTAGCCCATTCTAATATTTGCTCTAGGGTAAACTCATATGTCTTCTGGGTTGCGGCTGCAATGTCAAACATATCCTGCTCTGTAGTAAGCTCTGGCTTCCAATGCTTGCACCCTCGATGTAAGTTGTCTTTGTATCTAATGTCAGGCCCATCAACGTAGTCAAACATTTCATACATGTCATTCCATAAGCGGTTAGGGTCGCCGTATGCAGCCATACCCATAAGTATATACTCGTCTTCATTAGGTTTTAATCCGATACGCTGTGTCATTGCACTGTACCACAAGCCTACCGAGTGCGGATACCTTTGCGAATAGATTTTTTTAAGTTTGGTTCCTGTGGCTTCCCAAACAGTGAGTGTATCAAACTCTCCAATACTGTCAATACAAACAACAGTGGCTTCTCTAAAAGGACTAGTATAATAACCGGCAGCAGCATGGGAATGATGATGAGAAACAAACCGAACAGGAACATGTATCCCATAAGATTGAAGATATTTCTTAATATTGTTTTCCCTAAAGTTGAATCCTTGTCCTGCTCGAAGCTGTCTAAGAGTTTTTCTAAAGGGTCTTTCGTACCAAATAATTTCATCAGGTTCTCCCCATTGTCGTGCATAGTTAATTATCTCTTTATTAAGATGCGGATCGTTCTTGATTCCACTAAACCGTTCAGTGTGGCTTGCAAACTCAAGTCCGTCTTTACTAAACACTGCTAGGGCAGCATCATGACTGTTAGCTGAAATTCCCCATGATATCATACGTTATATTTTTTCCAAAGACTATGTAGTATGTAAAACCATACTCCGTTAATTGCAGGTTCAATTAATGCAACAGTTCCAGCTTCTAATAGACTTGCTCCTGTCATAGTACTAACAACAGTCATGGCAATAACAATATGCCCTAACGTATATATTACTGCTAACACTACACTATTACCTTTTATTAGATTCTTTAAAACTTCAAATATCCCTGTTTCAAATTCAGTCTTCATTGTACTACCTTTCTATTTGTATATAAAAGGATCTTGCTTTTTAAGTTCTTCTAATCTTTTCTTAAAAGCTCGATGCTCTTTCCATTTTGTATATGGAGTGATTAACCAACGCCATATTTTTTTTAAGTAAACCATTTCTTTGCTCTCAATCTTATTTTTATCGGACTATGTTCTGCTGTAATAGCAATATTATGCAGGGTATATAGTCTTCCGTATTGTTGTACAGAATCGCCAATATCATTTATATCTGAATGCCATTCAGGCATACTAACACTCCATCCTAGCTCAATAGCACGTTCAACTAACTTGCTACCTGCTTTATCTCTATCAGGAACTACGACAATTTCTTTCTGCAGTCTATTTAACAACATTGCTTGTTGGTCAGAAATTTCTGAGCCGCCTAGCGCACAGCCTTCTACGTGTATAGCATCTAATTGTCCTTCGCATAATATAGCAAACACTTTTTTGTATACTTGTTCGTCAAGTCCGTATACAAATCCAGGTTGTACTTCTGTTAAGTATTTAGGATTCTTATCAGGAACTACACTTCGCCCAGTCCATCCTACTACTCTGCCTTCAAAGTAGAAAGGAATAATTAGTCTATCACGATAACCTAAACTAGGAGACCAGTAATAACTTGTGTCGTCTGTATTTAGATTACGACTAGCCATGTATTCAAGTACTGCCATGCTGTACTTGTTAAAGTCTGTTATGTCTGTAATTTTAATAGCATCATCTGGCAACGGGACAGTATTGAATGTAGGAAGTTGTGCTACTTGTGTTTGAGCTACAACACCTTCATTCTCTCTCATAACCTCAAGTGCCACCTTGTTGATTATATCATCAGGCGCTCCCATCCATTGGAGAAGTTTACGCAACTTGTGACTAAAGTTCCTGCCCGGTTGCCAGGATGCCTTGAAGCCGCAGTTAAAACAATGATAACTTACGCCTCCATCTGGGTTGCTTATTAAGCCACCTCTACCTCGAGTGTCTGCACTGTTGCCATTGTTATGACAGCAGGGCGCATTGAAACTTAGCCAGCCACTAGGAGTTGTCTTCCGCTTAGCCGGCAAGTATGTCAGAACTGTATCGTTTACTACACTCATAGTATTATTATACTATCAAATTGTAGCTATGTCAATCAGTTTCTTAGTAATATCTTAGTTATTTTATCGGTTGGGTCTTGTGTAGAAACAACTCTAATGTTACTGTATACTCCGTTAAAATTTACAGTCTTAGGTTCTGTCTCGTCGCCAACGAATGTTACTGTTGCTATGTCTGCCCAATTTGTTTGATTAGTCACTTGGTTATCAAGTGTGGCTTGTATTGTAATATCACCGTCAAACAAATTTGTATATACTGCCATAGTATGTAATGCTTCGTTACCGTTTATTCCAGGTTGTGCTGTTGCATATCCTAAACTCCATGTACCATCTGAAATTTCAGAAATAGCGCCAGTTACTTCTATTGTTTTAGCAGGACCAGGAAATGCTTCGCTACTTAAAAATATTACGCCATTCATTCCAAAGTGTGTGTCCGTATATGTAATTACAGCATTGCTATCACCATCTTCTAAATGTAATGTATATTTTAAATACTGCTGGCTTAAATTTAAAGTATCATTTTGCAATATAGTAACTTTGGCTAGACCTTTATTAATGAACACTGAACTATCTGTAGTTTGTAAACTAACACCTGTATGTTCTATAACTAGTCTGTCTTGATCATCAAACGCCATAAACTTTATAGTATAGTTACTAATGTCTACAGGTTTTTGATCTGCATTTAAAATTTTAAATTCTAAGACATTGTCTATGCCTTTATATACTTGTATATGTTTTTGATACACTGGTCTATACTCCGTAATGATGCCTGCTTCATTAGCTACAACTTCTGTTCTGTTTGAGACTAAATATCTAGGTACTAATTGCATATTATTATTTATCGGAATTACATGTTAACAAAAGACATACAAGAAAATTATCCATTCATAAGCGTAGTTACTTATGGCGGTAACGAATACGTTGGTATAATTGCCAACCAAGATCAGTACGTTACTACAATGTACGTATTTACAGATTTGAAATCAGATATTGAGAAGCAACAGTTTCTCGAAGTAGGTGAGATATGGTGGTGGGAATCTAATCGAATGATACCTATTAACATCTTCTTAAGACAAGAAATGGAATACTTTAAGTACAGTCTTATTACAATGAATAGCAAGGATGTAAAAGTATCATTAGGACCGTGTGTTAACTTAAATGATTTACAGGTAAAAAGAATAAAGCGTAAAAATGTACAACTTGTAAAGAATCCAAAAAACTAGTTACTTATAACGTTTTGTATATAAGTTATCACGATATCTTTTACTGCTTTGATCAAACATACTATCAAAAATAAAGCTTCTTACTCTACCAATCATACTTGAATGATCACCGACCACTGTTTCCATTTCGTAATCTTCTCTCTTAAACGGTATTACTTGTACTAGAGGCATACCTCTTGGAAGCTCAACTGTTTCATCAAGAGGTGCTGTAAAGAATGTATTAACATGAATTTCATGATAAGAATCTGTATCAATAATACCTTGCATTGCTTCTATATGAGGGCTAGTCTGATAATATGGACTTACTAACATTACACTATAACCAGGAGGAGTTACAATAGACCAAGGGTTAAAAAACTTAACACTTCCATTAAATGTATTTTCTTTAAACGGATAATGTTCTATTTGTGCCTTTGCATGAATTGTCATTTGAAAATGATCAGACACTGCTGGCGGCGTCATAAATTGTACATTGTTGTGTATTCTTTTCAATTTGAAATCACACCACAACGGAATAATATATCCCATGCTGAGTATATCTAATATTGCAGGACACTTTCGAACTGTAGAAGCATCCATTGGACTATTAGGATTTAACTTTGGTGTTTGTTGTTTAAACCATTCAGGCCAAAATTTTGAAGCAGGAACTGGAGGCATTGCTGTTTGTAGTTCTTCTATCTCAGTAAAAAATTTAATCTTTGTTGTCATTTAAGTTCTCGCATATTAAGTTCATATGTACCCGACATGCCACAGCATAACTTATAGCATGTGCTTTTTTAAAATAGTATTCACCGTTTGTTGGTTTTATCCATACTTCCTTCATTATCTTTTCCCAACTCTCGTCTGCTAGGTGCCTCTTCGCTGGCCGAATAATTGCTAAAGTTGCTGCCAGTTGTTCCACCGATGAGGGCCTCAATTTTTTTAAGAGAGGACCGTGCCCGTTTAGATGAAAGACTTTTTCGCTGAAGTCTGTGTGTTCCAGTAGTTGCCATAATGGTTCCCTTTCCATAAGTTCTTGTAGATGTGCCTCATCTCTAACATCTTTGTATATAGACACATTTAAAAAATCTAATTTAAAATAGCCGCGTTCTTCAGCTGTCTTGTGTTCGATTGTAGATAAGTTATCCACAGGGTTGTGCGGAATCTCTGTAGTGTAAACTCCAGTATTATGTTTTTTATCTGTGTTTAACTTTGCTACACGATGTTTAAGTTGAGATAATATAATATCTCTATCTGCAAAGTCAATATCGATATCAGGCATTATTAAGTTCCATCCAGCGTTGTACTACTGGCATAAGTTGTTGATGTGCATCAGTAAACCATTTTTCAATATGATAATCTACTCTGCTTGGTTGTTCTGTTTTTACTGTTCGCATATCCATCCATACAATGTAATCAGGATCTAAATACTCAACTGCTTCATTTGTGTTACAACGTTTGTCTATTACTACAGTCTTGCCTGTGGCAACAATGCCATCTACATATCCACGAAGTTCATTTGCGTAACTGTCTTTGGTAACATATTGTGCGCCTAATAGTTCTGCAAATGGCTTTGCTAATGTAGTCTTTCCTGATCCTTCAGGCCCGCATATTAATATCTTCATAAGTTTGATTCCTTTGCAACATCTTTTACTAATTGTACATCACTAGGTAATCTTCTAAAACGCATTGACCAATGCTCGGGATTAATTACATGATATACCATTTCTAGTTGTTCATTATTAAATTTACCCAACATAGCTTTTCCACTAGCACAGTTTAAAATAAGCCACGGACTAATCTTGCCATCTTTGATATCCCATACTGCCCTATTTAATCCAATATGCTCAAAGTAATGATGCCACGGAGCAGGTTCGTTTTCAGCAGCCCATTCCATCATTGTTTTTACACTACGCTCTAATGCTGTAGTTACGTCTTCTTTTAGAATAAACTCTAATACATATTTTTCATATAGCGTATCTCTACACCAGTGATCTAACTTAACTCCGCTTGTTACAACATAGTCAATATACTTTTCAGGATACAACGGCTTTACATTACTAATGAAGCTACCAAACTTAACAAACGCATTGTAATAAGGTGAAGAAGCAAAGTCTTCATATGTTTTTTCTTTTTTGTTACCTGCACTTAGTTTATAGAATCTACCGAATGCATAGAAGCCATGACGTACACGTTTCTCATCTTTCTGTAATGCTCGTCTCTTCTTTTCACACATGTGCGCTGCCAGAGTTTTCTCTCTTACATAACCGCTTCCACAGTATTCACATATGTATGGCTTCTCAGAGTTTGACATCAATGTCATGTTCCTTAGCCAATTCTTTGAGTTCTTTTTTTGTAGATATTCCAGCAAGTAGTTCTACCTCATCTTGTTTCATATTAGGGTATATTTGTTCAAGCAGTTTTATACCTTTATTGTTGTCTGCTGATTTTTTCTTAAAGCCAATATATTGATGAAATTCCATTTTACCAGTTGCACCACTCATACAAAGCAACTGCCACATAAGTTCTTGATGTCCGTTTTCTTTACCTACACCAATTGTATTAAAATGTTTATTATAGTATTCATTAACTTTTTTGATAGCACGTTCTTGTTTTACTTGTCCACCACTTACATTACTAACGTATCTGTTTAACAACCAAAAGCCTACACTCTTCTTTTCTTCTGCTGAGAATTCTTTCCAGGCGCCTTTGTAGTTCATATCTACACAACCTAGTATTTGTTTTAAGTTAAGTTTTTCTTGTGCCATTCTTCTACGTCCTCAGGTGAATTTATCTCTACTCCATTATAGTATACACTCAAACAGCCAACTTGCCAACCGTTTTTTAACCAGCGTAACTGTTCAAGTTTTTCAACTTCTTCTTCACGCTCTACAGGTAAGCCAGTATACATTTCTAATGGATTACGTCTATACCCATATACTCCTAAATGCCAATCTCCGTACCCAGTCATGCCTCTACCAAACCACAGAGCTTGATCGCCGCCTCGTACCATCTTAACTGAGTTAGGATCGTTTTGTTTGTCTTCGGGCATGTCTGTAAACACTGTTGTTACAGGATAATGCTGTAAGTGCCATAGTGCTTTTTCAATCATATCAAGTGTAACATCAGGCATATCACCTTGTACATTTATAAACTTATTATACTTCTGCATATAGTCTAGTTTGATTGCGCCTGCACATCTTTCAGTGCCATTTGCATAGTCTGTGTCATCTATAATAACACTTGTGTTTTGAAATACACTAGCAATGCGTACATCATCAGTAAGCACGTATGTTGGTATCTTAGACGCAATACAAGCGTCATACACACGTTTTATCATAGGCACACCATCTAACATGCATAGCGGCTTGCCAGGGAAGCGTGTGCTTGCGTAACGTGCTGGAATTAGTATTGCTGTCTTACTCATCCT